ACTAAAAGCTATTAAGAATTGATTTTGTAGCTATAATTCAAGCCATGAAACAACGTGGCGGCTCAAGAAAAGGCGCTGGTCGCAAGAAGATCAGCGAAGAGGGTAGGACTATCCGAGCAAGGGTAGCTCCTATCCATGAGCAAGCATTGACCTTGGCAGGGAATGGTTCCTTGTCCGAGGGAATAAGACGTTTAGCTGAGAAGCATTGGAGATTAATTCATGGAGACCAGCCCCGACAAAGCAATTCAGTATTTGATCGACACCGCACCCTTGTACGCCCAAGCGAAGTCGGAGCGCCTGTACTTGGAGGAGTTCCGCAAATCAAAGAAGGCTCACCTGATGAGCCAGGCAGGGACGGAAGTTCTGGGTAAACAAGAAACCTTTGCCTATGCCCATGAAGAATATATAGAAGTGCTTGAGGGCATCAGAGCTGCCGTAGAGAAAGAAGAGAAGTACCGCTGGCTAATGACTGCTGCCCAAGCAAGGATCGAAGTCTGGAGAACCAATCAATACTCAGCCAGAATGGAAATCAGGGCAACCCAATGAACAATAAGCTGAACGCAAAGGAAAGACTACACCTAGCAAGGGTGAAGATGCTTCCCTGTTCAGTATGCGATAAGTCAGGACCATCAGAAGCCCACCATTACAAACAAGGTCTGCAATATACCTGCATAGCATTATGTCAAGATTGCCATACTAATTCAGTATTAGGTTGGCATGGTCAAAAGAGAATGTGGCATATTAAGAAAATGGACGAGCTTGATGCGTTAAATAATACTATTAAAAGATTATTTGATACCCCGTCCGAAAATAATAATGCTTTCTAATATCAAAAGTTTCAAAAACTTTGAACTTCCAAAAATTGGTTAAATTGGGTTTGTAAAAAGTAAATGCCACTTTTTTGCAAAACCCATCTTTTTAGGGTTTACCCTTAGTTTTTTGTTAGTTAGCACTCACTTCGCAAAATTAGGTAAGTTGGCACTCACTTCGCTAAACTAGAAAACAGCGCATGAGACACAATCTAATGATGCACCTAGAAGGCCATTAAAACCCGTTTTAAGCCGTTTTTTTGCTTAGGGTATAGCTACTATGCTTGAAACCATGAAAACCGATTCTAGGCGGTTTAAACCAAAGTCTGTGATGTGAGCACTCACTTCGCAAACACTTTCAAAAAAACCCGCTTTTTAGGCGGGATTTTATGGAAATGCTTAAAGGTTATCTGCCAGCAGCCAAACCTCACTAGCATATTTAGAAAAAAATGTGCATGAATTGTCAAATGGTTTTATCAGTAGACCTAATTCACCAGACGGATAGAAAAAGGTTTGCGTCACTTCGCCTAGTTTTGCTGGGTCACAATCATAAGCAATGATGCTGCCGATTTTCATGGTTTTACCTCTTCTTCAATTTGCAGCCATTCTTCAATTATTCCAGTGCCAGCGCATAAAGTAGATCGAATGCTATCAATGGCCATGCTTGCAGCATATTTTTGGAATTTATCGCTTTGAATGTATGCGTCAAGCACAGTTAAAGCACCAAAAACGCTGTTGATGTCGTTGATGCCCTCATAAACCATGAAATCATTGATGATTTTTGGGTGTCTTTTGTCTTTTAATTTTCTAGTGGTCATTTTGTGCCTTTAAATGTTTGCGGGTTCATATTTCCAGTTTTCGCCATTGTGTTCATCAAAGAACACCCATTCAATCAATTCTTCACTTTCATAATTAGGGTTTTCGTTCATTATCTTATTTTTGGCTTCTTCTAATGTTTCAGCTTCAATAAAGTATTCATATGACACGTTTCTAAATAGTTGAAATGTTTTCATTTTAGAAGTTCCTGTAAATAATTGAATTATCGGTTTCGCCAACATAAGCGCCCTGATCTTGCAAATAATCGATTACTTGCTGCTTTATTTCATCATCGTTTTCGTTTGTATCAAGTTCAATTCCATATTGATCTGCAATGCTTTCATAAGAATCCTCAGAAAAATCACAACAAATGGCAATAACGTCAAATTCCACGTCTTCACCCGTTGACTCTTCAAACTCTTCTAGATAGTCAAAAAGTATTCTTAATGCATCATAAGAAAAGTTATCGGGCCGCATTTCATGGAAATGATCTCTAAATTCTGCAAAATAAACTGTTGTTTTCATGCTTCCCCCTTTAAATTTTCTTGAATAAATGCCATTGCAGTGCAAATGTCATCCCAAATTGCATCATGTTGTTCGTCACCCTCTGAAATAAGGTCTTCCCTATATGCTTCCAAAGCATCCCAAACAGTGTTTAATTGTTCTTTCATGTCGTGCATGGTTTGCCCCTTTATGCTGCTTTTTGTTGCACTTGCATAAAATCAGGGTTTAACCCTTGATAACTGCCAGCATCATTTCTCATTGGCATCACCACAACTAGAGCATCATTTCTTTCATTGTGAACAACACCAGAAGCATCACCCCTTTGAGCCAATGAGTAGCATTTATCTTTTTTATCCCCATAAAACATTGCTAGAGCTTCATTTGCAGTGCATAGGTACTCTGGTTTGAAATAAGAGGGTTTAATCTCTGCAAAGGCATCACGTGAGGGAATAACACGGGAAATATCGGGGAATTTGGCATCTATTGCTTGAAAACGGGAATTGCCAAGCACGTAATAACCCTTTGGCATCGAATCAATGGTTTCCAGCATCACTACGTGTGCTTTTTTATCTAAGCCTTTGATTACGTCACCAGGCACAATGATTTCAAACCCGTAGGCTTCTGGTGCTTCGATAACGTCAATGGGACATTGACCAGCGAAAAGAATGTGACCATTTGTGCCGCAAACCATTGCCACTTCTGGGTGATTGAATGAAATGCAAATGCCTTGCAAATAGTAACGAATGTCCTTTTTTGCAGAACATAGCAAAGCAGCACGTAGAACTGAGGTTTTGAGAGTGATTTTCATAAATTTAAGCCTATTGAGTTGAAAATAAAAGAAAAGAAAATTAAGGAATAAGCACATCAAAGTATGCCAACATGAGAGCCAATGCACCAAAGAATAGAGCAATAGCACAGAGAGCTTCAAAGTAGATGGATTTCATTGTAGGTTCTCCAAAGTAGCAGATTGACAATCAAAGCCAAAGCCTAGAGCTTGAATGTGCTTGATTGTTTCCATTGTGAGAGTAGATGTGCCAGCGATCTTTGCAAACAACTTAGATTGCTCACAAAGAGGGTAAGCCTTAAGAGAGCCGTAAACGGCTTTGATCTGGATTTTAAGAGTTGGCATAGTCTTATCCCAAAATCCATGTGTTGCGCTTAACGTCACGATAAACGCTAGCAGCAAGGGTGAAAGAGATCAAGCCTAGAAACCCAAAGAAAACCAAAGCACAAGCCGCCAAAACAGGCATAGAGTAGGCATACAAGCCCAAAGCACATAGAAGCTCAAGCAATGCACCGATTGCCATGAAAACAGCAATAGGAGCATTTGAGTAGATGCGAAAGATGCGGGAAAGTTGTTTCATGTTGACACCTATTAAGTAGTTACATTCCGATTGAATGTGCATTGATAGTAGCACCAGATAAGAAAAAAAACATAGGGACAAACCCTAATAGACGTTTGATTTTGTAGCCACAATTAGAAAAGGAAATAAAGGGATAACCCAGCACAAGGGCTTCACTTGTCATAAGGGATAGATAAGGTGAACACATAGGATAGACAAGGGATAGAGACAAGGTAAGGTCATTGATAAGCATAGACCTAGAAACACATAGAGAAACCCTTTAGACCTCGATCTACTCTCACCCTTTGCGCTAGTGAGACAAACTATGCAAAAAACGCATAACCTTGTAAATGAGAATCATTCGCATCTAGATCAAACACTGTATGGAATCACAGTAGGGTTTACCCTAATAGGGTTTCTACCTACGGGTTTACCCTTAAGGGTTAGTACGTAAGGGTAGGGTTTACCCCCACCATGTGTAAAAGTGAGGGGGTGCTGTGGCAGGGGACACAAACACACATCGGTATACCCTTAAACACATAGACCCCCACCCACCCCTATCAGGACAGAAACAGTCCTTCCAAAAAATTTTTTATAGTTTAGAATTTGTAGACATTAAATCAAGGAGAAGATATGGCTGGATTTCCTATGAGGAGAGCTTTGGAGAAGAAGATAGAGACTCTGGGAGGCATTGAGTTCGTTACGGCACACATAGCACAGGGAATGACCATTGGACGCTTGGCAGAGTTTATAGAGTGTTCTAGGCCTATGCTTTCTTTCTGGATAAACCATACGGATGAGAGAAGAGATGCGGTACTCGCAGCTAGAAAGCTAAAGGCTGAGAAACTGGCAGAAGAGGCTTTAGATATTGCTGACCAAGCAGATGAGACTTCTAACTCAGGAGTTAATAAAGCCAGGTTGCAGGTAGACACAAGGAAGTGGATGGCCTCTAAGCTAGACCCTGAGAACTACGGAGACACTGCTAAAACCCAAGTAAACATCAGTTTGGGTGATCTGCATCTCCAAGCTCTTAAGCACATGGGTCAGGCTGAAGTCGTAACCTTGGAAAACAATGGCTCATAATCCTTTTATCGAGTTCATAAAGCTTTACAGAAATGATCCTGCTTTGTTTGTCAAAGAGGTTCTTGGAGTAGAGCCTGATGATTGGCAGAAGGACTTTCTGAACGCTGTCGCTACTGGTGAGCGTAAGATTTCAATCAGGTCTGGTCACGGAGTGGGTAAGTCAACCACCGCTTCTTGGGCAATGCTTTGGTTCTTGTTAACTAGGTATCCCGTTAAAGTAGTGGTTACTGCCCCTACTTCTGCCCAGCTGTATGACGCTTTGTTTGCCGAGCTAAAGAGATGGGTCAAAGAACTACCCAAGCCTATCCAAGACCTACTTGATGTCAAACAAGAGAGGATAGAACTCAAAGCTTCCGCTACCGAGGCTTTTATCTCTGCTCGAACATCTCGTGCTGAACAACCCGAAGCCTTACAAGGTGTCCACTCTGATAACGTGATGCTGGTAGCAGATGAGGCTTCTGGTGTCCCAGAGGCAGTATTTGAGGCCGCTGCGGG